AACGAGACCGGCTACTTCCTGCACCGGCTGCACCTGGCCGGCGTCGGCGTGGTGTTCACCGCCGACGGCATCCCCGAGGGCGACGAGGGCGAACTGATCCAGGGCGTCAAGTCCTGGCAGGCCCGCCAGTACTCGGTGAAGCTGGCCCGCGACTCGATCCGCGGGCAACTGTCCAACCTGCGGGAACGCAAGAGTGCGCCGGGTGGCCAGCCGCCCTACGGGTACGACAAGCAGCACCTCAGCCCCGGCGGTCAGGTGTTGCGAACCCTGCGGTGGATGCCCGACGGCAGCAAGCAGGAGATCGCCCCAGACGGCCGGGTGATCCGCACCATCGCCGGCGACGTGTACGTCGCCAAGGCCAAGGGGGACATCGTTCGACTGGTCCCCAGCACGCCCGAACGCGTCCGCGCCATTCAGCGGATGTTCGAGTTGTGCGTGCAGGGCTACGGCTACCGCTGCATCGCCGTCCGCATGAACGACGAGGGCGTCCCGAGCATGTTCGGCCGACACTGGAACATGTCGAACATCGCCCAGATGCTCCGCAACCCGGTGTACTGCGGGTCGCTGGTCTACAACAAGCGGACCGAGGGGAGCCTGTTCGGCATGAGCGGCAGCGGCACCCTCCGCCCCAAGAAGGGCCGTCGCGGCAGCTTCCTGAACGCCAGCGAGGACTGGGTCATCGTCCCCGGCGTCCACGAACCCCTGATCTCGCGGGAGACGTTCGACGCCGCCCAGGCCGCGATGGCCAAGCGGCGGTACGCCGGCGGCAAGGCCCGCTCGGTGCGACGCACGCTGGTCTCGACCTTGCTGGTGTGCAAGCGGTGCGGATCGAGCTTCACGACCGTCCGCGACGCCCGCCGCAAGCCGGAGTATGGCCCGCCGTACCGCCACTACACCTGTGCCGGCTACCACCGCTCCGGTAAGGCGGTATGCGGGCTGGTCCGCATCCCCGGCCCGGCCCTCGACGGCTTCGTGCTGAAGGTGATTCGCCAGGCGATCCAGGGCGACGCCACGACCCGCGAGCAGGCCGTCGAGGCGTTCGTCCGGGCGATGGCGCAGAAAGCCGAAGGCCCGGACACGTCGGCCACGCGGAAGGAGATCGAGCAACTGAACCGGCGGATCAAGACGACGGTGTCGCTCCTGGCCGACCCGACGTTCGAGGGGCTCGACGACCTACCCGCGGTGCTGGCCGAACTGAAGCGGAAGCGGGACGCCCTGCAAGGCCAGCTGGACGCGGCCGCGTCCGACGCCGTGCCGACGCTGACGCCGCAGCAACTGCGGGATTGGGCCAACGAGCAGTTCGACAAGCTGGAGCGGATGGCCGACAAGGAGGAGGTCGATCTGGCGGACCGCCAGTTGGTGGAGGCGTTCGTGCAACGGATCGAGATCGACCCGGACGCCAAGACGGGCGTGGTGGTCTTGCACGCCGACTTGCAATCGGTCCTCGCGTCCACACGGCTACCTGGAGGGGATGACCCGCAAACCGACGAATCGGCGAGGAGCCTGTCGCAGTGCGCCACCCGCGAGAGCATCCTGGCCGGGGCGGTCCTCGGCCTGGCCGGGCCAGGGAAGAAGATCTCGGGCATCATGCCCTGCACCGTGATCCGGCCGGGCGACATGGCCGACAACATCCTCGACCGCGACAAGCACCCCGAGTGGAACGGCGAGCGGACCAAGATGGTCTACTCGTTCCCGGCCAACGAGAAGCTCTGGCAGCAGTACGCCGAGCTGCGCGCCGACAGCCTGCGGCGGGGCAACGCCGGCGAGGAGGCCACGGAGTTCTACCGGGCCAACCGCGACGCGATGGACGCGGGCGCGGTCATCGCCTGGCCCGAGCGGTTCAACCACGACGAGCTGTCGGCCGTCCAGCACGCGATGAACCTGAAGCTGCAGGACGAGGCCGCCTTCTTCGCCGAGTACCAGAACGAGCCGCTCCCCGAGGAGGCCGCCGGCGCCGACGAGCTGACCGCGGACCAGATCGCCGGCAAGCTCAACCGGATGAAGCGCGGGGAGGTGCCGGTCGGCTGCAACCACCTGACGGCCTTCATCGACGTGCAGGCCAACTTGCTCTTCTACGTCGTGGCGGCCTGGGAGGACGACTTCACCGGCTACGTCCTCGACTACGGCACGTTCCCCGACCAGAAGCGGCCGTACTTCACCCTCCGCGACGCCCGCCTGACGCTCGCGGCCGTGACCAAGGCCAGCGGGCTGGAGGGAGCGATCTACGCCGGCCTGGAGTCGCTGACCGCCAACCTTCTCGGCCGGGGCTGGCGTCGGGACGACGGGGCCGAGCTGCGGATCGAGCGCTGCCTGATCGACGCCAACTGGGGCTCGGCCACGGACGTCGTCTACCAGTTCTGCCGGCAGTCGGTCCACGCCTCCGTGGTCATGCCGAGCCACGGACGGTTCGTGGGCGCCTCGAGCCAGCCTTTCAGCGAGTACAAGCGCCGGCCCGGCGACCGCGTCGGGCACAACTGGCGCATCCCCAACGTCCACGGCAAGCGGGCCGTCCGCCACGGGCTGTACGACACCAACTACTGGAAGTCGTTCGTCCACGCCAGGCTGGCCGTGCCGATGGGCGACCGGGGCTGCCTGTCCCTCTTCGGCGACAAACCCGAGCCGCACCGCCTCTTCGGGGAACACCTCACCGCCGAGTACCGGGTGAAGACCGAAGGCCGCGGCCGGACGGTGGACGAGTGGAAGCAGCGTCCCGAGCGGGGCGACAACCACTGGCTGGACTGCCTGGTCGGCTGCGCCGTGGCGGCGTCGATGCAGGGCGCGGTCCTCTTCGGCACCGCCGGCACCGCCCCCGCGAAGCGCGAGCGCGTGAGCTTCGCCGCGATGCAGCGGAGGAGCCGGCGATGAGCGCGGCACGGGCCAAGCGGGAGGACCTGGGCATCCAATGCCCCCGGTGCGGATGCCGGCACTTCCACACCACGCACACGGAGCCGCTCCGTGACGGCCGCATCCGCCGACGGAAGGTCTGCCGCCACTGCGGACGCAAGGTCGTCACGTTCGAGGCTGTGCCCGCCGTGCCGCGCAGTCGGGATTGCTAGATGTACCACGATCTCCTGTTTTCCCTCCCCCCCTTGCGTCAACTCGCTCCCGCACCGGGTAGGTCTACGGATAGATGCCTGCCGTCGGGCGTCACGCGGGAGCGACGCAGATGGCCGACGACCTCGAAGACGAAATCCGCAAGAACGCCGAGGGGCCGGCCAAGGCCGCCGGCGACGCCGGTAGCGTCGAGCAGCACCCGCTGCCCGACCAGATCGAGGCCGACCGCTACCTGTGCGCCAAGGAAGCCGCCAAGGCCAAGCAGCGCGGCCTGCGCTTCAACAAGTTCGTGCCGCCGGGGGTCAACTGAGTGTTCCGCTGGCTGTCCAACCTGTTCGCCGCCGCTAAGCCGGCCCGGCCCGTCCGTGGCCGCGCGGTGCGGGTGCTCCGCGCCCGCTATGACGCGGCGGTGACCAACGACGACAACCGCCGGCACTGGGCGAACGCGGACGGGCTGTCGGCCAACGCCGCCAACAGCGCCGAGGTCCGGCGCGTGCTGCGGAACCGGGCGCGGTACGAGGTCGCCAACAACAGCTACGCCCGCGGCATCGTGCTGACCCTGGCCAACGACGTGGTCGGCACCGGGCCGCGGCTGCAGTTGCTCACGGACGACCCCGAGGCCAACCGACGGATCGAGCAAGCGTTCGCCGCCTGGTCGAAGGCGGTCGGCCTGGCCGACAAGCTGCGCACCATGCGGATGGCCCGCGCCCACGACGGGGAAGGGTTCGCCGTCCTGACCAGCAACCCGATGCTGCCCACGCCCGTGCAGCTCGACCTGCGCCTGGTCGAGGCCGACCAGGTCTGCACCCCGGACTTGTCGGCCCAGGACGCCAACGCCATCGACGGGATCGTCTTCGACGCGGCCGGCAACCCGGTCGAGTACCACGTGCTCCGGGAGCACCCGGGCGAGACGAGCCGACGCTACTTCCTCGACTACGACCGGGTGCCGGCCGCGTCGGTGGTCCACTGGTTCCGGGCCGACCGCCCCGGCCAGGCCCGCGGCATCCCGGACATCACGCCGGCCTTGCCGCTGTTCGCCCAGCTGCGGCGCTTCACCCTGGCGGTCCTCGCGGCCGCGGAGACGGCCGCCGACTTCGCCGGCATCCTCTACACGGACGCGCCGGCCAACGGCGAGGCCGACGCCGCCGAGCCGTTCGAGCCCATCGAGCTGGAGCAGCGGGCACTGGTCACCATGCCCGGCGGCTGGAAGATGAGCCAGCTGCAGGCCGAGCAGCCGGCGACGACTTACGCCGAGTTCAAGCGCGAGGTCCTCAACGAGATCGCCCGCTGCCTGAACATGCCGTTCAACGTCGCGGCGGGCAACAGCTCGGGCTACAACTACGCCTCCGGCCGGCTGGACCACCAGACCTACTTCAAGGCGATCCGCGTCGAGCAAGCGCACCTGGAGTGCGCCGTGCTGGACCGCGTCCTCGCCGCCTGGTTCGACGAGGCGGCGCTAGTCCCCGGTCTGCTCCCGGCCGGCCTGGGACTGATCGCCGACTGGCCGCACCAGTGGTTCTGGGACGGCCACGAGCACGTCGATCCGACCAAAGAGGCCAGCGCCCAGGCGACGCGGCTGGGCAACCACACGACGACGCTGGCCCACGAGTACGCCAAGCAAGGCCGGGACTGGGAGGAGGCCCTGCGCCAGCGGGCCAAGGAACTGTCCCTGATGCAGGAGCTGGGCCTGACCACCGCACCAGCGCAGCCGTCACCCGCCGACGAAGAGCAGCCGGACGACGAACAGGGGCCGGACGGGGAAGAGGAGCCGACCGATGACGACGAAGACGCTGAAGACGCCGAAGGTGATCCGCGCGAGCGCGAAGCGGCCGTCCCATGACGGCCGGCTCAACCTGCTCGCGGACGCGGTCACCTTGGAGGCGGCTGCCGGCGAGGGCGACGCGCAGAAGCTGCGGCGCTTCACCATGACCGCCTACACCGGCGGGGCCATGCAGCTCGTCGGCTGGCGTTACCCGGTCGTCGTGGACCTGGCCGGCCTCGACGCCGGCCGCCAGCGCCGGCCGATCCTGCTCGACCACACCCGCGACGTGGACTTCGTGCTGGGGCAGACCGACTCCGTCGCGGTCATGAACAACCAGCTGATCGTCGCCGGCCAGGTGATGGGCGACTCGCCCAAGGCCCGGCAGGTCATCGCCCTGAACGACCGGGGCTTCGCCTGGCAGGCCTCCATCGGGGCGCGGGCCGAGCAGGTGGAGTTCGTGCCGGAGGGCAAGACCGCGCAGGCCAACGGCCGGGAGTTCGCCGGCCCCGTGAACATCGCCCGGCGGGCGACGCTGGGCGAGATCAGCTTCGTCGTGCTGGGCGCGGACGAGAACACCTCGGCCCAGATCGCGGCGACCGCCGACCAACCTGGGGAGACGACCGACATGGACTTCTCGCAGTGGCTTGAGGCGCAGGGCTTCGCCATCGACACGCTGAACGACCAGCAGACCAAGAGCTTGCGGGCCGTGTACGACGCCCAGGGCGCCAAGAAGACGCCGCCCGATGACCCGCCCAGCCCCGCGACCACAATCCGCGCCGAGGCGGCGGCCGAGGTGAAGCGGATCGCCGCGATCCGCAAGGTCTGCGGCGGCAAGCACCCCGAGATCGAGGCCAAGGCCATCGAGGAGGGCTGGGACGCGACCCGCGCCGAGTTGGAGGTCCTGCGGGCCTCCCGGCCGCAAGGCCCGGCCATCCACACGGCCAACGGCAAGCCCCCGACCGCCGCGGCCATCGAGGCGGCCCTGTGCCTGTCGGTGCGGATGCCCGAGGCCAAGGTCCTGGCCTGGTACGGGCAGCAGACGGTCGAGGCGGCCCAGTCCCGCGACCTGCGCGGCATGGGGCTGCACGAGCTGTTCTACCACGTCATCCACGCCGCCGGCGGCCACGCCCGGCCCGGCCGGATGACCGACGACACCATCCGCACCGCCTTCGAGGCCGACCGCGCCCTGCGTGCGGCCGCCGGCGGCTTCTCCACGATCAGCCTGTCGGGCATCCTCTCCAACGTCGCCAACAAGGCGCTCCTGGAGGCGTACAGCGCCGTCGAGAGCGTCGCCGTCCGCATCTGCGCCCAGGCGGACGTGAACGACTTCAAGCAGGTCACGCGCTACCGCATGACCGGCCAGGGCACCTTCGAGAAGGTCGGCCCCGACGGCGAGCTGAAGCACGCGAACCTCACGGAAGAGTCTTACACGAACCAGATCGACACCTACGGCAAGATCATCGCCCTGACCCGGCAGATGATCATCAACGACGACCTGGGCGCGTTCCTGCAGATCCCGCGCATCCTCGGCCGGCAGTCGGCGCTGGCGGTCGAGTCGGCCGTGTTCACGCTGCTGCTGTCCAACCCCGGCGGCTTTTTCAGCGTGGCCAACAAGAACTTCCAGAGCGGTGCCGGCACGGCGCTGCAGATCAGCTCGCTGACGACGGCCGAGCAGCTGTTCCTGGACCAGACCGACAAGGACGGCAAGCCGATCCTGATCTCGCCGGCCATCCTGCTGGTGCCGACCTCGCTCAAGGTGACGGCCCAGCAGCTCATGACCGAGACGCGGGTCAACGAGACGACCACCGCCGACAAGCCGAAGCCGGCCAACAACCCGCACGCCGGCAAGTGGGAGCCCCTGGCCTCGCCGTACCTGAACTCGCAGGGGATCGCCGGCGGCAGCGCGACCGCCTGGTATCTGTTCGCCAACCCGGCCGACGTGGCGGCTATCGAGATCGCGTACCTGCGGGGCCTGCGGACGCCGACCGTCGAGTCGGGCGAGACGGACTTCGACACGCTCGGGATGAAGTGGCGCGGCTACTTCGACTTCGGCGTGGCGATGCAGGACTTCCGGGCCGCGGTCAAGAGCGCCGGGGCGTAAGGCACCCAACCACCAGAGGGAGGAGACGGACTCATGGCTCAGGCAACCTTCGTCCACGAGGGGGCGTCCATCGACTACACGCCGGCCGCCGACGTGGCCGCCGGCGAGGTGGTCGTGCAGGGCGACCTGGTGGGCGTCGCCAAGCTCGACATCAAGGCCAACAAGCTCGGGGCGCTGGCCGTCGAGGGCGTGTTCGACTTCGCCAAGGCGACCGGGGTCGGCACGGCTATCGCCGCCGGCGCGGTCGTGTACTGGAACGACGCCGCCAACCAGGCGACCACCGTGGCCGCAGGCAACAAGCAGATCGGCAAGTCGGTGCGAGCCGCCGGCGACAACGACACGACCGTGCGCGTCCGCATGGACCAGTGAGGACGCCATGCCCGACCTGCTGCAGACCGGCTCCGAATGGCTGGCCGATCAGCTCAAGACGCACGCCTCGCGGCAGGTGGTCTACCGTCGCGGGGCGCTGCAGGTCGCGGTGCAGGCCACGGTCGGGCGGACGCTGCTGAAGCTCGACGACGGCTACGGCGGCGTGCGGATGGAGTGGACCGACCGCGACTTCCTGGTCCACGCGGCGGACCTGGTCCTCGGCGGCACGCCGACGTTGCCGGAACGCGGCGACCTGATCCGCGAGACGCAGGGGACCAAGACCTTCATCTACGAGGTCATGGCCCCGGGCAAAGAGCCGCCCTGGCGCTGGTCGGACGTGTTTCGCAAGGTGCTGCGGATTCACACGAAGCAGGTGGGGACCGAGTAGATGGCCGTGATCCTCGACATCGCCGACGC